CACCTTGCCGGAGCGGTCGACGTAGTACGAGTACCCCTTGCCGTTGCCCCGCTTGGCCGCGTCCCAGTAGCAGTTCTTGTCGTCGCTGTCGTCAGCGCACGGGCGGGTCGGGAGGGAGGCCGGCGAGGCGGCGGCCACCGACTCCACCTGCACCTCCTCCCTCGGGCTGGTCGTGGTGGCCGAGCCGAGCAGGAACCCGGTCGCGAGGGCGACGACGGTGGCGATCTTGGCGGTGAGCTTCATGGTCAGTTCTCCTTGGTGAGGTTCAGCGGGGGAAGGGTGATCGCTCCGGTTCTCGGCGGCTGCCAGAGGGGAGGAAGCTCGAACTTGAAGGCCGTCAGCCTGGGGATCTCGTGAGGCCGGGCGACGCCGTTGTCCACGGCTACCTGGTACGTCAGGGCGAACTGGGCGACGGCCCGCTTGATGATCTCGCTGTAGCTCAGGCCCGTGGGGGCGAGCGTCTGGATGTGGCGGGCCAGTTCCTCGTCGACTCGCGCACTGAGCTGGCGGGGCAGGTCACTCATGCGGGCACCTGCTCACTGAGGATCTCGCCCTCGGAGCTGATGATCCCGGCGTCGATCAGGTCCAGCGCGGCCCGGCCGTACCACCCCTGCAACGTCCACACCAGACCGCTGCGGATCAGGTAGGCGAAGAGCTCCACGATCTCGTCGATCTCCAGCTCGTCCGACTCGAAGCTCATCAGGTCGATGGCGATGTCCTTCATGCGTCCCATGGTGTTCAGCCCTTCTCAATCTCGGTGATCAGTGCACTGGCCAGGCGGAACCCGATGAAGAACAGGGCCAGGTCGGCGTGCCCTTCGGGGGTGTCCGGGCTGGGCCGTCCGAACTCGGTGACGTTCTCCTTGTAGGCACTCAGGTCCACGAACCGGCGCCACTTCACGCTGGGCTCGGCCGTGCTGCCGATGTCGGCGGCGGCGTCCTGGATGGCCTCGCGGTAGGGGGTGCTCACCTCCCCGAACTCCTCGGCCATGTCGACCACCTTGTCTCGCACCAGGGCGAGGAAGTCGGCGCCCTCGCTCACCCGCGAGTCCGGCTCGGCGCACTGCGCGAGGCGGGCCAGGGTCGGCGGGTCGTAGTGGTTGATCCGTTCGATGACGTTCATCGTCACACCTTCACACTTGGTTGGCTCATCGGGGACGGAGATCCACTCCGCCCGACCACCTCCCGGTGGTTTCGCCTTGATGTGGTGACAGTATCACAGGTGCGCAGGTTGCACACTTCCCTCAGCCGTAGCGGATCTCCCCCAGCGCGGCGAGCTGGACCAGGACGTCAGCCGTGCCCGCGTCGATGTGCCCAGCGTCGATGCCCTGCTTGTCGTCTCGGTCCATCCACGACTCGATGACGTAGCCGTGGTACTCCCGGTTCACGTACGCCTGGTCGATGTCGAGCAGCTTGGCGTACGCCTCGCGGATGTCGTCGGCGCTCAGGTAGTGGACTCCCTCGACCTCACGCACATCGTCGAAGGCGAAGATCGGGTGCGGCGCGGTGCCCTCGGTGATCGTCCACGTCTTGCCCTCGGGCAGGCCGGCGAACTCCTCCGCGGTGGGCTCCGTCGCCCAGTAGGTGATGCCTCCGTACGAGGCGGTGTCGATGATGTCCTGCGCCACCTGGTCCGTGACGTACCGCTTGATCTCTTCGGTGCTGGGCACTGTCGTGTCTCCTCGATCAGGCGTGGGTGGCGATGCGGACGACGGCCTCACTGGCCTCGTACTTGTTCTGCCGGACGTGCTTGCGGGCCAGCGTCGTTGCCTTGTCCGTGCGCTTCGAGTCGCGGACGTTCAGGTCGTGGGTGCGGAACTTGGGGGTCACTGTGGTTCTCCGATCACGTACGGCAGGCTCATCAGCGGGGGGATGCCACCCACCCCGGACCCCCCTTCAGGGGTTTCGCCTCGGGTCAGTTCAGGTTGAGCAGGTCGAGCAGTTCCTCGGTCGTCACGACCTCCAGCTCCTGCTTGTCGACCGCGCCCTCGACCACCACCTGGGCGGGGCCCTCGATCAGCGTCGGTACGGGCTGGCCTGCCAGCTCCAGGACCCACGCCTCGTAGTCGTCGATGTCTGCGTGCAGGTCGTCGGGGTCGTCGTCGCCGTAGGCGTGGCCCTCCAGGAAGGTCATCGCGGCCCGCTTGTGGCCGGTGGTGGCGAGCGCACGGGCCAGGTCTTCCGCCTCGGTGCAGGTGAAGTGGCCAGCCACTCCGTGTGCCGTCATCTGGTCGCCGAGGATGCGGGCGAAGACTCCGAGTGCGGAGTTCAGATCCTCGATCTCCTCGTCGCTGTCCCGCTCGTCCTCCTCGACCTCGAAGAGGGCCAGGTATCCGTAGCTCTCGGCCCAGTACAGGCCGGGGTCGGGGCGCTGTCCGCCCTTCAGTCCCCCACCGCAGGTCTCGCACTTGTACGGGCCGGGCTTCAGCGGGTACAGCATCGGGCCGTTGTCTGCCGGGCACCGCACTACGTTGCTGGGGATCATCTCTGTCACACCTTCACACTCATGGCTGCCATCATCAGGGAGCGGGAGCCACCCCACCCCGACCACCTCCCGGCGGTTTCGGCTTGGCACACTTGCACACTCAGGCCGCGGTAGCGAACAGAGTTCCCCGCGTGGACGTCCCGACCAGGCGCTCTCGCCACACGACCCAGGTCACGGCCTGGACCACCGAGGGCAGCTCACCCAGGCGCTGGGCGGCCTCGCGGTAGGCGCTGGCGATCAGGTTGTACCTCCCCTTGGAGCTCAGCCCCCGGTCCTTGATCCCGTACTCCTCCCCCACCGCGATGTCGTGGGCGTGGCGGTCGATGCACACCGCGTCCGCGTCCGTCGGGTCGAGTATCGAGCGGTAGAAGTGGCCGGTCTTGCGGTCCATCGGGAGCACGTCCGCCGGGTCGGCACCCGCCAGGATCTTGGCGGCCTTGGCCAGGCAGTCTCCCGTGTGCCTCGCCGGAGTGCCCGAGTCGTACGCCTCCGTGGCCAGCTCGATGTTCAGCCACCATGCCGTCTGAGGGGACAGCGCGGCCAGGAGGCCGGCCCCGAGCATGACATTCCCGTCCGTCATCGACCCGGCCAGGCGGTGCGCACTCGGGTACCAGTCGCGGCCCTGCTCCTCCTGCTCGGAGCTCGCGTCCAGCCACGTGGCGATGATGTTGCGGACGTACTGCTCGCGGGTCTTGTCGTCGGCCTTGATCGGGATCATGTCTCTCTCATCTCTGGGTAGGTGGCTGCTCATCAGGACCAGGCCGCCACGCCTGGCCAACACCCGTCCCACTGAGGGCAGTTGGCGGGTGTTTCACATCGGGTGGTGCATGCCGTCCCGAGCTGGGGGCATCGGGACGGCGGAGGTAGCGCAGTCACTGCCTGGGGGCTCACCGCCTAAAGAAGGCAACCTCCCAGTTGCTGCCCTCGCGGTATCCGCGACGGTCGAGCATCAGCGTCTGGCGCACGGTGACCTGCATGTTTGGCCTTTCAGCCTCGGCTGGATGTGACACGTGGGGGGTGGCTCATCAGTGACCGGTAACCACCCGGTCAGACGCCGTCACGGCGTTTCGCCTTCCCTTTGTGACAGTATCACAGCTTGCGCAGGTTACACACTCAGACCAGGGACATGAACACCACGTCGGGCTCACCCGGCGTCCAGTTCGCGACCCGCTCCGTCTCGACGAACCCAAACCGCTTGTAGTACTCGGGCAGGTATCCGTCGAAGCAGTCCAGCTTGCTCGCGCCCTTGTGGTTCACCGCGTCCCACACCAGGTCCGTACCGCGACCCTTGACCGTGGAGAACAGACCGATGAACGTCCCGTCCTGCGCCACACCGAACCCCGACTGAAAGTCGGCGGTCAGGTAGTACCTCGCACCGCGGGGCATCTCATGCGGCTCACTGGTCGCCGCAGCGATCCTCTCGCTACCGCTCCGGGCCCAGTCCAGGGCCGCGGTGTACTCAGACCATGAGGCGGGGTGTACGTACGTCGTCACTGCGACTCCTTGGGATTGAGCAGGCTGGCTCATCAGCGATCGGCTACCAGCCGACCGGACCTCCCCATCAGGGGGGTTTCGCCTTTGCTACTTCGGGGGCATCGGGATGTCGTTCGCCTGCATCACCCACTCGCAGGCCGCCTTGAACCCTTGCTCGCAGTCGTCCTGCTTGGCATCGGCGAACCCGTCGTTGAAGGTCGCCACCTGCCAGGCCGGGGGCTGGGGAGAGGCGGCCAGGCCGAAGCCCAGACCTCCCCCCAGAGCCAGGCCGGCGAGTACTCCGATGATCACTCTCATCGGGCCAGCACCTCGGCCTTGTACGCCTCGAACGCCTTGACCTCGGCGTCATGGATCTGCTCGCCGAACTCCAGCGACAGGGCCCGGAGGTTGTTCTGCCGGAGACCAGCGTTCACGCGGGCCCTGTACCGGCTGTACTGGATCGAGTAGGTGGACTTGTCGAGGGAAACCATGGGGACTCCTTGGGATCGAGCAGGCTGGCTCATCAGCGACCAGGAACCACCTGGCCGGACCTCCCCTTGGGGGCGGGGAGGTTTCGCCTTTCGACGTTGCTACACTCTCACACTCGTCACACTTACACAAGTGGGAGAACG